CATAAAGGATATGACCCCTGAACAGAGGGAGGAGCTTATGATGGCTCTCGTTTCTGTGGAGGGTAAATAACTTGACACTGTGTATATCCACCGTTATAATCGTACTGTAGACGGAGGAAATTATGAGCAATCAGAATACTGTTTTACTTTTACCACATCAGGAAAGATTTTTACAGTCACCTGAAAACTTCCCTGATATTCGATGGCACTTTTTATTAGCCGGCTATGGAGCAGGTAAGGCACTGCCAGTAGATACAATCATACCGACTCCTGACGGATACAAACGCTTTGGGGACATTAAGGTTGGAGATAAAGTATTTGCTGCAAATGGCAAACCTACTACTGTCACAGGGGTGTTTCCTCAAGGTTTCAAAGACGCATACAAAGTAACTCTCACAGATGGCCGTAGTGCTATATGTTGCAAAGAGCATCTATGGGGTGTCTATTACTACAGCCACTCTGACTATAAATATAAAGTTATGGAGTTAGGTGAAATGCTCAAAAAGGGTATTCGTAGACCTGACCCAAGGTATATCAAAGCAGGTGGGAAGCCACGTTTTTGGCTTCCTGCTTCTCCTGTGTGTGAATACTCTGAAAAAGAACTTCCTGTAGACCCTTATGTACTTGGGTCATTTTTAGGAAATGGTTGCATGACTTCTACTTCGCTTGCCTTAGCCTCAAATGATGAGTGGCAGGTAGCCAAAGTTGCTAAAAGGCTAGGAGCAGAGTATAGAAAAGGAAAAACACTCTACACATGGCTCTTTAGAAAAGACGGCAGATGTCTACGCACTGACCATGTGTTTCCCGCTGAGTGGTGTAAGACAGCATACTATAAGCATATTCCTGAAGAATATCTTACTGCAGGTTTGCAACAGCGTAAGGATTTACTGCAGGGTTTATTTGACACGGACGGTTGTGCCTCTGTTACTAAAGGTCAGATAAACGTAAATTACTGCACTACATCAGAAGAGCTTTGTAAGGGCATACAGAAGTTACTGTTATCATTTGGTATTGTCTCATCGTATTACATTCGTACAAAGGATAGGAAGCATCCTTGCTACACAGTGACAGTTAACTGTACTCAGGAACAGAAGACTTGGCTTTTTTCTTTACCCCGAAAGCTTGAGAAAGCATCTAGTGAAATTAAGAAGTCGAGACGTAATTATGACCGTGTTGCCATTTACAGTGTTGAAAAACTTCCACAGCAGATGGACATGCAGTGTATTACGGTCGATGACCCGTCACATCTGTTTCTGACTGAAGAACACATCGTTACACATAACACACGTAGTCTTGCAATAGCTACACTCAAATTATGCTTTGACTTAGAAGGTGTAAAGGATGAGGGTGGACTGTATGCTAAAATAGCTGTAGCCGGGTTCACTTACGCACACTTAGAGCAGACCTTCCTTATTGATTTCAGAGCGTACCTAGAAGGGTCTAAAACGCCATACCACGAAGACACTAAAAACCATATCATAACCGTAGGTACTGTTCAGGTTATTCTCCTACAACTATCTGAGCCGGGAAAGATTTTTGGTCAGTCGATTTATGCAGCACTTGCCGATGAAATAGATGAAAATACAGAAGAGGTTATGATTGAGGCGATGAAGTCTCTCTCACAGCGTGTGCGCCAAATACTTCCCGGGCACCGCTCACCTTTTATTATGGCAGCTTCTACAGCACAGGGAATGAAAGGCTTTTACCGTCTTTACTGTCATTATAAGAAGTCAGGAGTAGGTTTTGTTCTGATTAGGGCACGTACTCAGGATAACTGGTATTTGCCAAAAGAGTACATTATCGACCTTTGGAAAAACTTTACTGAGACTGAGAGAAAGGTATATATGGAAGGTGCGTTCCTCTCTGTTACGCAGGGAAGGGTTATCCCCGGCTTTGACTGGGACAGAAACTTCCTTCCTGAAAGCGATATGGACTTGGAACTTCGAAGAGGAGAAAGAGTCTATATTGGTCAGGACTTCAACTCAGGCTACAACAGAGGCTCTGCGTGGGTTGCAAGAAATGGAACGCTTCACTGTATCAAGCGCTATGACTTTCCTGACCCTGATGATATGGCAAATATCTACAGATACGATTTTCCAGACCAAGATATCTTTTGGCTTCCTGATGTTACGATTAAAGACCAGTATCCTCATTTTGCAAGGGACTTGAGAAGGAATGATATCCACATCATCCACCGTTCAAAGTCACCGCTGGTTGAAGACTCGTGCTTCCTCATATCAAAGCTGTGTGCTCAGGGACGTATTTTGATACACTCACAGGCAAGGGAAGTTGCTGAAGCGTTCTCAACTGCAAGTAGAGGTAAGGATAATAAAATCCCTAAGGGTGTTGGCCCTAACTCACCTATCCACGATATAGACGGTGCAAGATACGTATGCTCATATCTAGCTCTTATCCTGCCTGAGTTTAAGGACATCAGACGCGGCATTATGTCACATCTTGCCTCATTCAGGGCAGGTGCTGAGGAGATGGAAGAGCGCTTAGCTGCTGTAGGACAGATAGGTGCAGGCTATACAAGGATTGAGGGCAGAGCCTTTACAGAACGTGCATAACGGCTTATAATGTGGATGGATAACTAGTTCAACTGAAAGGAGAACGTAATTATTATGACAAAACTCTCAAGACAGAATGTAGGCGGTATTGATTACACAATGGTAGGCTGTACACTCACAGGAGTGTGTGCCTCAGCTGCCTCAGACTACGTAAAGACTGTGACTCTTTCAGACGGGGACATACTGTCTGACGGAATGTCTGTGGTTATTACGTTTGCCAACGGAAACACCGCGGGGACTGCTCCTGCCTCTTTGACTATTTACTCCTCTGACCAAGTAAACTACTACTCTGATTCAGGTTTGACACAGCCTTTTACCTTAGCCCCTTCAGGCTGCTATGAGATTGAGTACACAGGTACAGGAAACGCATACACATATACATCATATCCTGTTATACAGATTGAGGGTGTAACTGCGCCTTTGTGTGACTCATGTGGCAAAAAGACTTCAGGTGCTGTCTGGGATGCAGGGGACGCTGTCCTTATGCTGTATTCAGGTGGTAAGTTTATGGTTATTTCGGGTCTCACAAATGTCGTTACGGCAGGCAGTAAAAAAGCTGTCACAAGCGGCGGAGTATATGACATTATGAACACTAGTCCTACTCTTACGACAGTATATAGCGATGCCGATGTGTTAATTAAAATGCAGCAGTGGGGAAAACTTGCCGTGTTTTATATTCACGCATTGAAAACTGTGAGTAAAACTGTTTCTATTTTGCCATATAAAATAACAACAAATATATCAGCTTGTTCTACCCTTATTCGCGGTGGTGCCGTAGTAGGGGAAGTTTACTTCCAAGGGCAAGTATTATCAAATATCGTTGTATCTAGTAGTGGACAAGCGCAGGGACAGATTGTTGCATTTTTGGAGTAATTAATATATCTGGTTATATACGTTTTGAAAGCATGATATTTCCTACAGCAAGTTAAATAGTATCTTATTGAGAATAAGGTTATAATGCTTTCAATTGGAGTAGCTGTCTGTGGTACAGACTTTTACAGTTGCAGAGCAGGCTGATTGCCTGTATAATACAGCTATTGACTGTTTCCCGCCCGTGTGAGACTGTGACCGCAGTTTAGCACGGGCACTATAGGAGCTTTATATGGCATATAACAGTGACGTATGGCGACAGATTGAGAAGTCTGGAACGTCAAACTACAGAAAAGATAACGTAACAGTAGTTCGCAACACGGACTCGTTTAAGGCTATGCCTCTTAAAACTCAGGAGAGCATTAATCATAAAATTGCAGATGCAGAGCTTCAGAACGTAAAGAAAGTTATGCCTGACGTTATGTCAGCAACTGAGGTGCGTAACCGTGTACACTCACGTCTCACCCCTGTAATCTTAAACTCATACCATTCAAAAGGCTCTGTTATTTCCCGTGTGTCAGACATTATGCCGGGTCTTGGTGTGCCTCGTGCTGCACCCGGCCCTCAGGGATTTGGCGACGGCTATGTAGGTAACTACACAAGCGGAGCCGGAATGCCCGGAGCTGACCCTGCCCACGACCTTCAGATTGTTCCTAATGTATGGATATCTCCGGGAGAGGCAAACGCAATCTACTCTCAGAAAGGTATCCCTGAACTTATTATTAAGAAAAAATCTCAGTCAATCCTCATAAACGGAGTACGTATCCGTAATCCTTACCTCAAGCCTGACCAAATGGACAAAATCCGTGACAATATGATACGTCACGACCTTGCTGACCATATTGCACAGGCTACAAACTGGTCACTGGTTTACGGTGGCTCACTGATGTTCCCTATGTTTAAGGATGACTCACCTGTTTCAATGCACCTGCCTATGCAGGCTCTGCTTAAGGCAGGTATTGTAAAGAAGAACTGTATTGAACGTTTTGTAACTCTTGACCGTTGGAACGTAATTCATATTCCTCAGTGGAACCCTACCGCAGCTGATTTCTTAAATCCTAGAGAATACTTCATTCCTTTCCTTGGCTGTGACGTATCAGGCGACCGCTGTGCGCGCGTAGTTACTGCACCTCAGGCAGGTTATCTTGGAAACATTATGACCCTTGGATGGGGTATCTCAGATATGAACGGATGGTACGAAAGCGTACTCAACTATATGACAGTAATGTCTACAATCCCTACAATGATTAATCAGATGTCAATTCTGGCACGTACAATCAACGTAGACGGAGTACTTGCAACTGAAGGTGAGCTTATCCTTGACGAGGTTGCAAATCAGGACACAATCCGTGTAAGACATTCTTCAACTGTTGATGACCCTATCAATCTTGACGTTATCGGTAACCTTCAGGCTATTCAGCGTGACTTCAAGGAAGTTCCTGAGCTTATGCGTCTTATAAGACAGGACTTCTGCGCAAGGGCTAACATTCCTGAAGAGCTTATCCTGTCTTCTGAACGCGGAGCTTTCTCAAGCGGAGATACTACAGAAGGTGCTTTGGAAAAACAGTGGGAAGCCATCAAATATATCCATAAGGATGTTGCACGTCAGCTGCGATATGTCACATATCTTATGGTAATCGACGCACTTGGTGTAGACCGTGATGTAATGAGAGCACTTCCATACACCACAATTGAGTTTGATAACCCGGCTCTTACAGATGCTGCTAAGAAAGCTGAGTTCTTCAAGAAAATGACTGAAGGATACTTCAACGAAGTTTCAGGACTTATGCCTGCAGGTGACGCTCTTGCTCTTGCTTCTGCTGTCGGTGAGACTGACTTCCCTGTTGATTCTGCTGTCATTGAAGAGCTTAAGGGTCGTCAGGCTAAGCTTGACAAGCAGGCAGACGAAAAGCACGAACTTGAAATGGAGCTTTTGCGTGCTCAGATTGAGCAGACAAAGAACGCTGCGTCTAACCCTGCTTCTTCTGCCCCGAAACCTAAGAAGGACGATAATGGTAAAGGGCATAGCTATGACTCACGCCTTGAACAGAAACAGCATGAGAAAGTAGCTGCAGGCGGAAAAAGCTTTGAGCGTGTGCAGAAAGCACAATCATAGTTGACAATACATTATTCTAGGAGTAGTATAGTAATATGGTAGTACGTATACACGACGGAAATGAGGTATATGAGACAGAGGCCGACGACTGCGCCTCAAAGCCTTATATTGCCATCAAAAAATGCAGAATGTTACGCTCGGGTATTCAGCTTTATACAAGGGACGAAGTTCCACAGGAGCTGTTGAATGAATTGCCTGAAGAAAAACGTAACAAGGAAATATTCAGAGTCTATCGTCGTCCTGAGGCTATTGTAAAGCACCTCAAGGATTTCAATTACATCCCGCTTGCAAATAATCACCCTGACGTTGACATTACACCTGACAACAGAAAAGAGTATGAGGTAGGACGTGCCGGAGGACTGGCAGGTCTTGTAACTCTTAAGGACGGAAATGTCTACGTTGAAAATGACCTTATCTTCGACGACAGGGCAGCTTACAACGAGTATGTAAACGGAAAGCGTGAGCTTTCAATCGGGCTTCAGGCAGTGTGGGTTGTCTCTGACTCTCCTGACTATGACTTTGAGGTTCCTGATTTTACAAACGTAAACCATGTAGCACTCGTCACACGTGGACGTGCAGGCCACGAGGCTAAAGTAATGGATACTATGGCGGCAGTCAGCCGTTCCATTGATAATAACTTCCGGGAAAACGGAACAGGAGGATTTAGTATGAACTTTCTGAAAATGCTCGGTATCGGCAAGACAAAGGACGCTGCCACTTTCTGCCTTAGTAAGGCAGTTATGGACTGTGCCGCAAAGCTTGCTGTGAAAGGTATCACAGAAGACGAAGCCAATGCAGAAGTAAAAGCTGTAATGGAACATGTAGTTCGTCTTGGTGATAGCGACGACCGCAAGGTTCTTACTGGTATGGTTCGTGATGCTTTGACAGGAGCTGAAGAGCTCAACGGAGCAGACGAAGAAGCAAAGAAAAAAGTTTGCGATGCACTTGATGCTCTTTACAAGAAGTGTCAGGACGCAGACGAAGAAAAGGCTAAAGTCGCTATTGAAGACGCTTTGAAGGGCAAAGAAGACCCTAAGGAAGACAACAAGGGCGACAAAGGCAAAGACAAGAAAGACGATGAAGGCAAGAAGGAAGAGGGCAAGACTGAAGATGGCTGTGGCTCTCAGAAAGACACTGCCGAAGTTGTCGCTGAAGCTGTTGCTAAGGCTATGGATGCAGCAAACCTCGACGAAAAAATCGAAGCCGCTGTAGCTAAGGCTCTTGGTATTGGTAAAGAAAAACCTGAGGCTAAAGGTCAGCAGACTGACTCAGCTCTGGGATTTGACGCAGCAGACCTTGCTATGGATGCTTGGAACCGCTAAGGAGGATAAAAATGGCATACACTACACCGGATGCTAAACTTTCTGTTACTGGACAGAGAGTATGGAGAGGAACTGACAAGTCAAACGGCATTTTGATGCTTGGCGACAGCGTTCCTCATATTGAAACTTCATATTCCAAGATGGAGCTTGACTCAGACCTTACAGGTCTTGGTCTGCCTTTCGTTCCTTTTGGAAACGCTGTTTGGTATGATGACAACGACATCGCAAACAAGCAGTACGCTACAATCCACGGCTCAAAACCTTCAGATGGCGGAAGCTTTGCAGGCGTTATGAAGTATGAGCAGGGAGTTATGACTGGCTTCCCTATGAACGATAAGAGCGGATACGGAAACGGTATCATGCCTCATATGAAGGGAACTCTCGTTAAGAGAGGCTTCGTATGGTACAAAGACTGCTTTGCAGGAGCTACAGGCTCAACAAAGCGTGACTTCAAAGACATCACACGCAATATGTGCCTCTTCGCACGTAACGCAGGTGGTTTTCCTGTTTTGGCTGTTCCTACAAGCTTTACAAACGGTATCCCTACTCTTGCAGACTGTACTTACATTGGTTCTATCGAACAGCTTGAACCTGAGAATGAGTCAGTTCTCATCAACATCGGATTTAACTATCCAGTTGCAGCACCTGCTGCTAAAGCATAATAGGAGGATACAGAAATGGCTATTATTACAGCAGCTCACCGCATGAGCGACTTTGCAGAAAAAGCTGAAGCTTACCTCGTAGCTAACCACGCTGGAAAGATTGACGCTTCTTCTTGCCGCATCCACATTGGTGCAAACAAAGACTCAGGCCCGGGACTTGATGCCCGCTGGCGTCTTACAGGTATGGCTCGCAACGCTACACCTCTTTATATGGAACTTCCTGAAAAAGTTCTCAACAGAGCTATGATTGCTAACCCTGATGCTGTTTTGGGTGGAGACACTTTCTCTATGAAGCAGACAGACGCTGCTAACGAGTTTATCAGCGAAGCAATTCAGGGCCTTATGGACAAGAAGGGAAAGACATTCGAAGAAGCTAAAAAGGCCGTATTCGACTCAATTCCTCTTGTAGGATACCGCAATCCTAAGACACACGAAATGGAAGCACAGCCTTACATCAAGGGTGTTACAGATGCTGATATCAACAGCATGCAGGTTCCATTCTGGAACATCTCATATCTCAACAAGATTTACAGACAGCCTATGTTGCAGGGCTACGCTAAACATCTTGTTACAGAGATTGGCGTTCCAAACGTATGGGCTGACGCAGTGTCAATCTGGACACAGAGCTTCGAGGGTATGGCTCGCATCGCTAACGTTGCAAAGACTACAGGTCAGCACAACATCAACGAAGCAGCTAAGACTCGTACACACCAGATGATTTCTGAGTTCGTAAATATGGTTGCTGACTTCGAGACAGCTCCAACAGACCAGATGTACGGCGGACTCGCAGGAAACCCTCTGACAAACGCTGCTATCGGCGAAAACGAGAAGTACACTCGCTTCATGCTTGAACAGCTCCACAACGCTCTGATTTACTTCGGAGACGGCTCTTCAGGATTTGAAGGTCTTGCTCAGCAGACAACTGAAATCCAGTGGAACGAAGCTCCATTCGAGTACATCTACGAAGACCCAACAAATGCTACAAAGGGTGCTGACATGCTTGAAATGCTCAACTACCTTATCGGTGGATGGCTTGAAGAGCTCAACTTCCTGCCTACAAAGGTACGCATCTGTTGTTCTCCAACAATGTACAAGTGTCTCAAATGGTCTTTGACATCTAAGGTTTACAACCAGTCAAGCCCATTGAAGTTCATCAATGAAGCTTTTGACTCAAACGGTCAGAAGTTTATGAGCACAACACCTGTAAAGCAGATGGATAACTTCCAGCGCATTTACGAGTTCTGCTCTGACCCAATGCTCTCTGCTACAGACAGCAACAAGGGTATCATCAACCCATTCAACGACGACGACACAGACTTGATGTACGTTACATTCCCTGAGTTCCACTCAGATATGGCTGACACAGGTCTCACAGATGTTGTAATGGCTCCTGTTGCCTTCGACAATATGGTACTCCCATACTTCTATGGTAACAGCCGTGATGGTCAGGGAAGAACAATGATTAAGCGTGTCGGCTCAATCCTCTGCCCTGTTGACGGAGCAGTTAAGATTATCCGTGGTATCGGAAAGAACCCTAACTATACACCGTCGACCTAATCGACTGTAAGCCGCAGCGGGGACGGCGGCTTCCCCGCATAGGAGTTACAAATGGCAAAGAAATATATTCAGAATACCTACACAGCAGATATTCAGATTATCCTTAAAAAGGACGGTCGTTTTGAGAGAAACGTAGTTTTCCCTCACTACGTTTTCAATCGTGCGACAGGTCAGGTTGAAAATGACGGTTACACAGAAGTTGACGAAGAGCTTTTTGAACGTCTTCAGAAAGACGCCTGCTACAATGTTCTTGTAAAGAAAGGAAAGCTCGTTGAAAAAGACGAAGCTCCTCTCAAGGCAGGAAGCTTCACTCAGCTTATGGAATTGAAAGCTCGTATCAAGGAACTTGAGGACGAGAACGCAGCTCTTAAAGCTGAGAACGAAGAACTTAAGAAAGGTGGCAAGTCAACTGAAGCTGAAGGTGACGGACTTGACAAGCTTAAGCTTGACGAGTTGAAAGCTAAGGCCAAAGAGCTTGGACTTGATGCTGAGGCCCTCACAAAGAAGGCTGATGTCATCGCTCTGATTCGTGAGGCTGATGCAGGAGACAAATAATGGAAGCAGTTTTTCCTGATGGAAAACCACTTCGCATTAACCGGGAGGATTTCAGGAGACAGTTCCTGACTTCCTTCCCAAAGCTTGCAGGTCTTGAGCACAACTCAAGTGAAGCTGACAGTATCATAGACGGTGCTATAGAGTCTGTCTATGATATTTATACAGGTGTAGCAACACTATGGAACCTGCAGGATAAGCAGACGTGGTTTGACAAAACTAGACGCTGTTACCTTTACCTGACTGCTTGGTACATCGCAGATATGTTCCCTAAGTACGTAGCAGGGGTTACAGTTATGGGAGCTGTCCCTCTTAAAGAGAAAAAGATTGGTGGTGTGGACATTAAGTTTGACACCGAGTTCTTAAGTTCAGGAAAGGGGTTGGACGTGCTCAAGGGCCTTTTATCAAATCCTTTTGGTAAAATGGCATATATGATGATTCAAACTTGTGCTAAACGCACAGCTTTACGATAGTGCACTTAAATAGCCTGTTTCTTCTGCCCTACGCCGTCTACGGGCACTAAAGAGTGAGGCAGGCTACCTAAGTGCACTATTTTTGGAGGATAGTATGGCAGAAGGCGTTTACGGCGATATGCTCGCATTTTTTCCTGAGCTTTTTCAGAATGTGCCATACTATGAGCGTCAGCCTAAAATAGGTGCAGGCTATAATGAGGTTGCTTCAGGCTATGAAGACGTAATCATTATGCCTGAAAAAACACTCGCAGCAGCCTTAGGCGGAAGAGCTATTTCTGAGTCAGCAGCAGATGTTCTTGACTATAAGGACAAGGAGTACGTTTGGGTTTCCTCTGACTCTCCTGTTAAAGTTGGAACATTTTTAATGGACTTAGAAAAAGGAAGACTGGTTCGTCTTGTAGGAAGAGCTGAGTGGGGTCTCTACGGAGGCTTTACACGCTTTGACTTTGAGATTGTACAGGGTACAACTTCAGAGCCTGACAGAAAGACCGCAGAGGTTATTAAAGGAAAGTTCTAATGTCTGATATGGTAAGCTACAACATAGTAAATGAGTCTCAGCTTAAACAGCAGGCAACACAGGTCTTTGATGGAATATCTTTTGACCTTGGCTTCACCACAGCACGAAAATCTATAGACATAAAGATACGCTTCAAACACGGAGCATCACATCAAAGCTGGAACTCAGGAAGTATGACTGAGGCACAGCAGCTTGCAGAATGGCTCGTCAGCGGTTTCCACGCAGGCAAAGCGAAAATACCTGTTCCCGGAAGACCTGTGTTCGACAATTATCTTGCGTATTATTCAGATACAATGTATGATATATGTATAAAAGCTTTCAATGGTACAGGTACTATAGCAGAGAAAGCTGAGCGGGCTGGAAGACTTGTTTTGCGTGACTTTAAGCGTAAGATATATACAGGCTCACTCGCAGTCAGCGGTAACTCGGCTGTTTACGGAAAGCGTAAACGTCGCAAAGGCTATGGGGACGCACCTTTTGTTGCCACTAATGCACTGCTGTCTGATTTGGAGGTTGTCATAGTATGACAGATACATTCGAAAACATTAACATGACAAACCTTCGGGACGTTCTTTCCCTGATTTTCTTCGGAAGTACCTCGGAAGAATATGAGCAATACATTGTTCCTTTACAGGGAAACTGGTATAATCCAAGTCAGGAGCAGAAGCTCGATAACTGGATTGGATACGTCATTAACTCACTTAGAACAGATGTTTCTATTGTAAACAGAGGCGATGACGGAAGACGGTACTACAGAAATTGTCAGACTGAGATACACCTTTCGTTTATTGGCAAAAATGCAGAGGAAATGGCGTACTCAGTTTTGTACTGGCTTGCAAGAGCTGACGTACAGAGCATCTTTGACAAAAAGTACAAAGGTGTTATGAATAATAAAGAGCTGGAGATTTACTCCTCTCTATATCAGCAGGAAGGTCTGAACAGTACTCTGTGCTGGAACATAGATTTCTCCCTGCAGCACAATCTTATGCTTGACTCGGAAAGTCCTATCCTGCGTAAGGCAGACATTTCCGGCAATATAATTATTGGAGGTTAAAAATGGCAGACGATTTTCTTGGTTCTGTAGCTCAGGAGGACGTGCAGTTCGTCACTGAGATTGTAAAGACCGTAAATCCCGGCGATAACTATAAGCACCTCGTAGCTTACGCTGACGACAGTCAGTTTGCACAGGGTGCTGAGCTCGCCAATGTCAAAGACCCTGATGGTAACGTTGTAGCAAAGTATGCAGAAGTAACTGCTGAAAGCTTCAAAGACGTTGTTACAGGGGAACTGCTTGTTTGGCTGACAGACTATTTCAATGCCGGAGGCAACGAGTCTGTTTTCGTAGTTAATTTCACAATGGGAGAGACAGGTACAAAGGCACTCCTTACAGCAGCCTTTAACGTAACTCACCAGTGGGGATGGTTCAAGACTATTTGTGTTGCTGATTCAGCAGTATCAAATATGTTCCATCTTGACCCGGATGCAGCTTCTTGGCTCGCAGAGCTCTGTGCAGGAGACAAGCTTCTTTCTTCTGCTCCTCTCTACCCTATGTCTATGGCTGTTTCTGAAGGTCAGCTCACTGATACAGCTTATGTGGCTGTTGAAGCTGCAGGCTTTGATGCCTTCTGGGTTTACCACCTTCCTGTTCTTCAGGCTGATGGTACTTCTTACGTGGTGCATAACGGTGCTATGATTGCACTTGGTCTTGCACTCAATGTTGTAAACGGTAGTGGTGTTTACGCTGGTAACTCTTTTGATATGGTAGCTACAACAGCTATCACAGCTTCAGGAGTTGACGGTGGTGCGCTCTCTGTTACAGTACAGTCAATCCTCAAAGGAAAGAACATCAACTTCTTCAAGTTTGTTGGTGACTCTACAGGTGCTGTAGACCTTCGTGGTGGAAAGACATCTAAGGGTGACGTAATGTCAGCTATGTGGATTGTCAACTACTGTAACTACTACAACAAGGTAATGGTTGCCAACTACATGTCTCGAAGAAACATCTTCAAGTCAGCAGCTACTTACAGTGTAATTCTTGCAGTGCTCAGCACTACAGTAGCACGTTTTGTAACTTCAGGAAGACTTGTGAACTTTGCTCTCACAGCTCCTTCTTATGCTGACCTTCCTCCTGCTGCGAACGATGAAATCGTTGTTCCAAACGCTTGGGAAGCAACATATCAGGATGATTTGCGTACCGTAAAAGTTTATGGTACACTGTATATCTAAGGAGGACTAAGGTATGGCAGACGTTACTAACGCAGCTCCATCATACATCGTACAAAATGCTGGTGCTGCTACCATCACCTACCAGTATGGGGCAGACCTCATAGGAGCTGGTGGAGCTTCAAACAAACTTGCTAAGGATACTCCTGTAGCACTTACAGGTTTCAAACTGAACAGCAATTACCTTGACACACAGCAGGCTATTGATAACTCATTTATCATTCCTCTGCTCAATGGTGGTTCTATTCAGATTACCAACGACAATACTTGTGGTAGCATTATGATTACTGCTATCCGTACAAGTACTGCACTTACTTCAGGCGATGTTGTTGCAATTGCTTCAGCACAGCGTAAAGTATCAGGTGGTGACTCACTTGGTGCTACAATCACTGTAGCATTTGAGTTCAACGGAACAACTTATACAATCAAGTTCTTTGACTGTACTGTTGCTCAGTGTAAACCACTTACACTTGCAGGAAATGACGCACCTGATTATCAGGTTCGCTTCAATTTCTCTCACTGGGATTTTGTTTAATTAATATAAGGAGACGGCACTTATGGCAGGAACAAAAGTTACACTCAGTCCAAAAGACATCAGCAACATCATTGATGACTATGCACAGAATCAGGGTGCTGCTGACAGTCTTTCAATAGAGTTTTCAAGTGTGAACGACTTGGATGTACTCACAACGCTCAGAGTAATGAGCATTAAAAATCCTTCCGTTGATGAATTAGCCCCTGTCTGCGAGACTATGCTTGACGGACAGACCATTCAGTTTGTCGACGAAAAAGGTAATATTATCCATCCTGTAGCATACAACAGAGGCGGAGGCAACAAGCTTCACCTTATGTTTAAGGATGCACCTTATCTTTACGATAAGATTCAGGAAGCAATTTATGCTTTACTGTTAAAAAAACTAACGCCGCATTTAGAAAGCTCGAACTAAGTGTCGGCGAAGGACAGAAGAAGGATGAGGTCACAAGGCTGACCAAACCCGGTACTGCTATGGAAGCTCTAAAGCTTGCGTTCAGAGCCGGGAAGCCTTCTAAAGCCGAGCAGATTCATAAGTCTTTAGGTACCTACCTGTTTTGGTACTACAGGTACTTGGACTACTATAAAAATATTCCGTCCAGCGTGGACGATTTGGTAGACGGACTTATCTATATCCACCTGACAACACGGGAAAGCTAAGTCCCTAAGGAGGCAGACCCGTGACTAAAAGAGACGCTTCAATCAACATAGGTATCAATCTCGACGAATCACAGTTTTTGAACGCTTATGAAAGCGTACTTGCAAAAACTTCAGCTATCACGCAGGCTCGTGTACAGGATACCGTCACTTCTCTCAAAGGCCCCGCAACTAAGAATTGGGACACTCTTCCATATCAATCAATGCACGACCCTAGAGCCGGAAACAGAGCTGCTTCAAGAGCTTTTGTTGCCAGCATGGGCGAAGACCTTCGTCAACAGGGTGTACGTGCGAAGTCTGCTGAGTACGCCAGTGCCCTCGTAAGTGCTGCCTACAGAAGTTCTACCCCCGACCCTATGGACAGGTATCATAAGATGCTTGCTGAAGGTCACTATGAGGCAGCAGACCTTTCATATCCGGGAACAAAGCTTTCACAGGCTATAGAATCTAACTATGCTCTTATGGAGCAGGACTGGTCACGAGACTTCCTTAAAAAACGTAAGAGCAAAGGTCTTGACCCTGCTGATTTGCAGAAGCTTACTAAAGACCAAATCATACAGCAGGGAGCTTTATACGGACTTCAGCTCAGTAAAAAAGATAAGAAACAAGACCTCATAGATAAAGTCGTAACTCAGTCTCAGGAGCCTTCAGTTTTCGTAGACTTCGCAGGTATGCGTGACTATGCCGTGGAGCACGGACTTGGAAGATGGAAAGACCCTAGAGCTGAGCATACGGCAGACAACTTTGAACTCATCAATAAAGAACTCGAAAAGATAGGTAATGGTTCTGAAAAGGCAGGCCTCAATTTTAAGGACTGGGGTGAGTCCTTAAAGGGTGCTCTTGGTACACTTACGCTTATCGGCAGCACTATAGCTAAGGTTGCAGGTACTGTCATAGGTGGCGTGGTTGCTGCCAACAAGATGTCTGAAAAGGAGACTATAGACGGCGCAAGGCACGTAGATGCTAGACGTGCACTCATAGGAATGACAGCACTTGACCAGCTTGAGACAAAAGTCGCAGGCCGTTCAGTTTCCCTTGGTGAAGACGCTATCTATGGTGAGATTCTTGGAATGGCTAAGAACATACAGCAGTATAAACTGCTCGGACAGGGAGACGCTTTACCTCCTGCCCTTCTTGGCATTTTCGATAATCTTATGAACACTGATAAGCCTTACGAGGCTTACAAGAGTGCAGCTGACGAGATTTACAATAACCTCAAAGGACAGGACAAAGAAGAACAGCAGCGAACTCTTATGCTTATGGATAAGGCAGGCTTAGGTTCTATGTCTATGCTTGTAGGTCAGTTCCTGTCTAATGACAAGTTTGCACAGACTTACGGAGCACCATCAAATCTTTTTGACCTCAGACAGAATCCTTACTATGGCTCGTTTGAGACCGCTGAGAATATTGTTCCTGACCTTGCAAAGCTTAATGAGAGTATTAAGGCCTCTTACACACAGCTTGCTACTGACTGGCAGGAGAGCTTTGGTATTCCTTTCAAGGACTGGTGGGACAGCCTCTTAAAGGATACTCTTGTTCCTTGGGCCGATAAGCTTGAAAAGCTTTTAGGACGTACTGTTCGTACTGCACTTGGAAAAGCCACTGACGAAGACGAAGCCAAGAATAACATTAGTGCCATCAGGGATATTTTTACGAACTTTGGTGGTGACAATGCTCGAATGAAGGCTATTGAGGCTGGTTCGGGCAGAATATCTAATACTCAGGCTGGTGCAGGTGAGTTTAGGTACACCAAAGGCTCTACTTGGGCTGATTATCAGTCAGGTACAGGACTTTGGCGCAATAGAGCTTTCACATCTAGTAATCTTGCCGGGATGGTTCCTGAAAGGGGCAAGAATATTGACTTTAACGCAACAGATAGACGCGCGGGAACAGCTACTAATGCCTACTGGAATGATTTTGTACGCCTGACTAGAATGACCGATGAAGACCTTGCAGGTGCTCACAATGTAGATAAAGAATCTATCTCACGCCTTAAGAAGATGGTTACTAGGCTCAATGAGACAGGTCTTTCAGACTTTTTGAACAACAGTAAGTACGAGGATATGGATAAGTACCTTATTCGCGGAATTACTATGGGCCTGTACGATGCTGACGACTGGGAGACCAACTTCGAGGCTATGATTAACTCTGCTCTTCGTACAAGTCTCAATGCTCAGACTGACGAAGAGATTGTGAAACTTTTGCGCGAGATTTCAGGTAATACTGCTGTAGCAAATATTATGTACAACGACCCTGAGCTTATGGCTATATTCCGTAACCGATATCCTGAGTTCTATGCAAATAGAATGATGGAGCAGTTGAACTTTGGCTCAGGCAGTGACGCAGCACAGAGATAGGAGGAATAAATGAGTGGCTTAATAGATAAAATTGCTCAGGCAGGTATGGACTTTGCAGCTAAGACAGGTTCTAACTTGGCTGAGGATTTTGGACGTAAGACTGTCGGAGCTTTGTTAGGTATCAGTGCAGAAGCACTGGACAACATACTTGTATCCCTTGAGCAGCCTTCTCTCTGCTTTATTCCAATAAAGAGTGAAAGCCTTACAGTACGTCGTACTGTGGATATCGGTACTACAATGCTTATTTCACAGGCAGACCAGAAGAAAGACTACATCACGGATAATGCGGCACCTCGTCCACGTACTTGGACAGGAGCGGGCTATATTTCTTCTCTGTCTCCTACGCTTGAGAACGGGCTTTTGATTAAGCCTACTGTACAGGCACAGCAGGCTGTTCTTGATGCAGCTTCAGATTCAAGACAGAAGGTAAAGTTCAAGACTGACTCAGGTGAGGTTGTAGACGTACTGATTCAGGACTTACAGATTTCTTCCACTCCTAAAGGAGCTGGTGTAAAACGAGTACAGTACACAGTACAGGAAGTAAAAGTACTTGAGAACTCTGTTCTTTTAGGTACTTTGGATGAGGCTTTGAGCAAGACCTCAATTGCCTCTGTTCCTGTAAGAGCTGTTTTGAACTTAGGTCAAAACTCTGCTATAATGTCTACAGTAACCAATACAGCATCAAAGATACTTGGGTTCAGGTTCTAAGGAGTAATTATGCACTACGAAACTACATCTTTCAGACTTATTAATACGCTGTTGAATGAGGGAGACAACGAACTCAGGCAGGTGCTTACAGCCGGAGATTTGTCTTTTATCTGCTCTCTGTGCTTTGACACTGATGAAGCTTCTGACACTTACAATCATTGGATTTGTGTAATGGATGTAGTTTCGGATACAGAGGATATTCCTGAGCGCAGTTTTGTGCTGTATCCGAACACGCTCCACTTTGAAGGAGACACACTGTATATTGTAGGCGTCAACGCAGACCTCGAGTCTATAGGACACGACGACCTGCAGAACGTGTACCTTACGATAGGAGTTCCTGTATATGAGTAAAACATTAAGCCAAATGGCTCAGCTTTTGAAAGGCTCAAATGAGGAGCTTTTTGACCGATACATTAATGTTCGTCTCTGCCGTAATAAGCCTGCTATTTCAAGCGGGTTTTCTATCTTTGGAAACACAGGTTTAAGCAGTGCCTTAGATGTGCTTTCAGGAGCTGTCTCAATCAACGACCTAGACTTTCAGATTGTGTGTCCTAAGTCAGGCCTTAAGCCTAACATTATGGTTTCAGGAAAGTGGGAAGTCAGCAATACTGTAAACGAAATTACACTTACCATTTACAATATGGATGCCAACATTGACACTATGGCCTATAACTATGCTCAGATTGATGTAGGCTATTACAACAGTGGTATTCACGTTTCATTTATGGGTCAGATAACAAACTGTTACATGGCTAAACCTAATCCTAACGGTGAGCTTGTAATCAGTATTGTGTGTGCTGATGTACAGGATTTGTACGCGCAGGGAGAGTTCGAAGTTCAGTTTGACTTGGACGAGGTAGATACAGCAACGCTTGTAAACACCTGTGTCGACGCTATGTGCAGAAAGTATCCTGCTCTCAGGCCTTACTGTACATACGTTACAGCTCCTCTTCCTGTAGAATGGAGCTTACAGAGCTTTACAGTCGGAAAAGGAACAAGACACTTCAGAAGCTGTATGGACTGCATTACGTGGCTCAACTCCCTGTTTGCAACATTTACGCTTGGAACAAGCTACGCTTCTGCAGGAATAAACCTTATTAAGACTACGGCAGCGAAATTGACATCGGCTCTTCCTCCTTTAAGACTTGGTTTTGACCACGGGGGAAATCTTCTCTGTCGTTGTTCCTACAGTGAGGCTACTCCTATGACTACAAAAGCACTGTATGCAATCGGTTCTGCAACGCTTACTTCTGAAAACGCTACCGTAACAGCGCCTTTCAATCCGGGTATCCTTCCGGGAGAAGTTGTATATATTGAGCGCAGATATTTCAGGACAAGGGTAAACCTTGATTCTGTACGTGATGCTTACAAAAATATGGGAGACTTGTGGTATGTGATTCAGTCACAGTTTACATTCTCCACATATGGAGCTAATATGATGACGCTGCTGCTAAACAATATTAAGAACAGAGTAGAAGCAAAGGCAGGTTGATATGGACGGAAACGGTATAAACACAATGAGGGCTCACGAGTCAAGAGCCGGAGTAGACGCAACATACACGCGTGAGCTTATTGAAAGCTACACATTTGCAACATACGCTGTAGTTACAAAGTACTCTAACGG